ACTTTACCTGATTTGCATAATCTGCAGATGTAAACTGTGGGTCTACACCAATATACCCACTTTCCTTACCATTAACGATAACATAAGGAACTTCTACAAACCAGTCTGTTAAAACGTGTCCACCATCAGAATGCATTCTGTAGTTTAACCACTTACCACGAATATCTTGATACCAATCATGGAATACAACGCCGACAGGAGCATTAGCTGGTAGCACAAATGCGCCACTTGCTGTAGCTGTTGTTCCAGCAGCTGTCATAGTAGTTGCTGCAACGTCGTCTGATGTATAGTAACCGCTTGATACGGTTCCACCATTACATGGTACTAGTAATCCGTTGATATGAATGTCATAACCAAAATAAGAATCGTCGATTTGCGCTGTGATAAGATTGCTGCCAAGTTCTGGAGCAGTCGTACCAACATTAATATATCCAGTTGAAGAAGGATAAACCATACCACTTAGTGGTGTAGCATCTTCTGTGGATAGCGCAGCAACGATACGACCCTTAGGAATTACTACATAATCCTCGGTGTTTACGTCTTGTAGCTGCACAGGTAGGTACTTATAAGGGGCATAGTATTCAGCTGGTCTGATACCTTCAGACTGCTCGAATCTCCAACTGCGAATGTCAGACATTGCTAGCTTGGATGGTCTATCCCTTAGATCGTACTTCTGAGACCTGTGTTGATTAAATGGCAATCCTAAATTTCCAACGGCCATTATTCAACCTCCGTTATTCTATTATCTTTTGAAAAGACAGCCCAAGGGTCTTTAGTCTTTTCATCCTTTAATGCTGATTCAGCCTGTGGCTGAGTCTGCGTAGGATCTTGAATTTTATCGTTAGATTCTACTGAATCTTTCGATTTATCCTCTATTGTTCTTGAATCTGAGAGTGTATCGAGCAAGCTTTCAATCGAACGACCTTCAAGCTTTTTCTTCAACGGCTCCCTTTCATCTTTATTATCGGGCGTTTTGAGATCAATTATGTTCTCAATTATCGCATTTCTTAATCTTAGCTCCAAAGAAGCATTTTGATCTAGATAGCGATTGACTTCATCTTCTCTTTCAATTAGTATAGTTTCAAGTTTCGTAACTTTGTCAGTTTGATCCTTGATTACACTTTCTTTTTCCTCTAGCGCTTTCTTAGAATCTTCCTGAAGTTTCTTATAAGCATCAAGAAGTTCATCCTTCTTCATCTTATCAGCATCCTGTGTTTCTGCCGCTGGAGTTGGATTTTCAACGCTATCCTTCTTCTCCTCTGGTAGATCATCGAATGCTGGATCCTCTGCGAAAAGTTGTTCAATAGCCGCGATCTCTTCTGCAGTCCAATCGTCATTTAGACCAGCTGAAGGATCAACGTTATTAATATAGTCAAGATTTTCCTGTGTTACAAAGTCTGTTCCAACTTTTACACTAAATCTCTTGGCTCTTCTCTTGAGGCATCCAAGAATCTTCGACTTAGCACTATCTGGGAGCTTAGCTTGGGGAAGTCTGGCTAGTCCGTTCCTAACATGAGCTGCGTCATGGGCTGGGAACTTACGCACCTTGGCTTCTCCAGAACCTGTTACATAGCAGAAAGCGCTATCTGGAAGTTTCTGTCTCGACGCGTAGGAAAGCTTTGCATCAGTCATTAGCTTATCCTCCATCATGAGTTCAGAAATAAGATTTTCTCGGTTATCCAAGAAATCTTTATAGGGTATGAACCCATTCCCTATATCTATTTGATCAATACCTGCGTATTCATCTGCTGGTTCATTAACAAAGGAACATTCTACATAATCGAGTTGATCAATTATCCAATGAACCTGTTTACCTTTTTTATTTGTAGCACCTTTTTTGTGCTCACATAGTCCGTCTTCAATTATATTTTGATTACACTCACTGCATAAAACTTTGCTACTTTTTGATCCTACTGAAACTGTATTATAGCGCCCATCTAGAATTTTTTCAATGGCTGCACTATCTGTTATTTTAGCAGTAAGTTCAACGTAATCTGGCGGTTCTGATAAGGAATCAGTATGTGTCACTTGATAGCCTATAATTCTTCCAATTGGATCAGACTGTTTATCATGACCAATCAATTGAGGCTTTTGATATGGTGTGATCCAAGAAGATACTCCGTTCTTAACAGCATCATTAGTATATCTAACGGCATTCTTATTAACAAAGTTAAAGTGAGTAGCCTTTAGCTTAACACTTATGCTTGTAGGAACGTGATTATATGAATTCATAAAAACTCTCTTCGCTTACTGCGCACTTGCAGTTATACCTGAAAGGAGGTATACGAGCATAGGATAAGTCATTAGATGACATATTTGCTGTTACATGACTCAAACAATCCTCTGCATCTATTAGTATAGTCTTAAAGCCTAGAGATTTATAAATTAACATCTTGGCTAGGTTTTCGGCTTTATCCTTTTGTAGATCTAAAAACTGTTTAACATCGTCAGTTACTATACCAATTTTAATTTCATCACTTGCTCTTCTACCAACCCTGATAACCTTATCTTTTAGAATATAAGATACATCGCTAACGTATGTGTCTAATGCCTCTGTATCAATTTGGTCCACATCTAAGTGATAGAACTCAGTGATTTCCTTGATGTTAGAAAGTATCTGGTCCTTTAGTCTGGTTTGTGTTTCATCAGCTATCTTTGTAGCAACAGTAGAAATATTTAGATTACTATTATATCCATCATTACTAAGAGTATTTAATAGACTCTTTGATGAATCCTCAATTACTTTTGAAATGAAGTCTTTTCTGAATTTTGGTCTTCCTGAAGAGGTTCCGTGTTGGTTTGATGGTCTATTTGCTGTAGCTGTAGCCTTCTTATGAGCAGTGGTAGGAGACTTTGATCCAGCGGTTGGAGCAGCAGCCTTAGCAGCGGCACCGATATTTGCTATCTTAATAGAAGCAGAGTTTTTAGCTTCAATTTCAGGAATTGTAACCTTTTCTAAGAATGTATCAGCTTCGTCTAGCCCCTTTTCATAATCTAGTTCAATGCGAGCTTCTGTTCTAGTAACCAGGTTATTCTGCCACTTCTGAAGAATGTTATTTTCTTTCTTAATCTGATTTTCAAGATCGATTTCTGGGAAGCTAAACATCAACTCGTCTTTAACAGGATCGAACCCTCCATCAAGAGCAAACTCTCGTATAAGATTCATCTCAAGACTATGCTTAATAATCTGTTGATATCTCTTCGTAATAGTTTGCATTGAAAGATCTAGAACTTCTGCTGTATTTCTATTAGAACTTGCACTCTCACCCATTGCTACTGGAGAAACTCCAAGTCCAGCATAAATTCTATTCTTAAAGTGATTAATAAAACCAATTAAATCTACGGGAGTATTGTTATTAGTGGGAACCTCAATAGTATGATGGCCAGGAACCACAAGCATTCCATATGCTGGCATATGATTAATAGTTGAGGTTACTTGGTCAATTTCATTCGGGGCAGCAGGTTGTTCTTTGTTACCAACTTTATAAAGATAGAGGGGAATAGAATACTGGAATCCAAGAATTTCAACTTCCTCTTCTAACTTTCTAAGTGCTCTCACATCATCTAAGATCGGAATAATACTAGACATTCCTGTTAGAGTCCCAGGAATTTTGTTATACGTAAGGTGAATTACATCGCGTTCATCCCAGTAAACTTCTTCTCCTCTAATCACTTGTTTATAGTTAACAACTTGCCCAGCGTCATTAATTCCAATTTCAATTGTAGTAGCATCAGCAACAAACAATCCTACAATAGGATCTAAATTTTTACCATATAATCTAAATGATTCGCCTTCTTCACACTTAGCAGCTGAACGAACTTTAATGATATACGAATTAGCATACGTTACTAGCTGTCTAGAAATATAGTTCATTGTCTCATAGAATGGAACGCCTGTTAGATGTTCAATTTCTTTGAATCTTCTTTGTACGTGTTTCTGTAATCTTTCGTTCTTAGAAGTAAGTTCATAACCGTTCTTAAGAATCTGTTCAACAAATAAGTTGGTGGATCTCTGTAGAATACCATCCATTTGGACAGCATTGGCTATTGTTGGCAAATCATATTCTGGCTTATAGAATTCTACGTTGCGTCTTAGTCTTTCTGTCTTATAAAATGTTGAAACATGACGCATTCCAGAAAATTTACCTGTCGGATCATCTACTTCTCTTTTATCAACAACAGATCCGTTAGCTAGAATTTCCTCTTCAATAGAGGGCTTTTCGTTTGAAAAAAGCTTGGCTGCCTTCTGAAATATATTCATTACAGATTCCTATTCTTGATTCTAAGAGCCCATTTTACTATTTCTTCTGGACTTGGGCTATTTGGACAGTCAGCATTAACCGCTGATAGATTTTCTGCGTTTATATTAGTTCCTTGAATTGAATCAGCTGGCGATGCTCCAACAAGTAGATTATCTACAACATCTAGAGGCAAGCCATAATATTTATTTAAAAAACCTCTAATAGAACTGTTTGATAATACTGGAAGAATATTATCTCTTTGCTCTTGTTGTGTATCCCTGTTTGATAGTATAGTTCCATCTGGTCCAAGTTTCAAACCAGGAACTGTAGGAACATCTCTTCCGCCGCCACCGCCTCCGTCATCCCCGCCGCCGTCACCTAAACCAGAGTCGTCTGGATCAGGAGGTACAATTCCTGCGTTTCCTCCAGGGGATGCTGCATAGTTAACACATAAATCGAAATTAAGTGCAGCTTGTTTTAATTTTATTAAAAGGTCTCTAAACCAATATAAAAACTCGAGATCTTGTGCGCTCTTAGGAAAATTAAGAGCCTTCGTGTAACCAAAGTCTCCAACCTTTCCAGATACGAAGCCTTTAATTTTCTCAAATAATTCTGCGAATAGACCATAGTCTGTTATGTACTTTTTAATTACGTCTAACAACTGAGCAAAAGGAATACATTTTGCCCAGATTGTGCTCATGTTTATACCTTCATTAGCTGCTCTATCTATTTCTTCGATTATTTTAGCTATGGCTGAGTCTCTAATAGCAAATAAAACTTGTTGCAAAATTAAAAGAATTGCTCCAATCACTCCATTCATAATTTCTTTTATTAGATCAGGAAGCATTATTGATATTTTCTTAAGATCTGTTCCAATAAACGTAATTATTAGGTCAACAAATGCTATCATCAAGTCAAGCCACTTACCAAAATCTGAATCAGCAATCGCGACACCTTCTCGCTGGAGTCTAGCTAGGTCTGTATTAGAATAAGTAGCAGCGTACATAGCCCAAATTCCCTGAATTAGACAGCATAAGATTTTAGGATCGTCAAACCATCCACCAACTACTGTAATTGAGTCTAATAGTAATCCCTTAAGAATAGGTCTATCTAGATCGTTAATTAAAGACTCAAGTAAAACAGAGGTAGTCTTACCATCAAGATTTCTTTGAAGAGACCTATCTAGGATATTACCACCTAAGACGTCTTTTACTGTAAGTCTACCAAGTCTTCCAAAAGCGGCGTCTACTCCATCAGCAACTGCCTGAGAATATCTATTAATATCTGATATCGAATTCGGTGTGTTAGGATTAATCGCCATTATTTCTCCCAGCTGCAGTTAATTTTTCAATACCAGGATTGTTATATCTTAAGTTAAATAGTTGATTAGACAACTGAGCTGTCTTAGCTTTAAATTCTCTTGTTTGCTCATTATCTACTAGCATTCTACATAGGAATTTTTCATACTCAACATGGTCTCTAACCTTTTTGGCAAAAGGAATCATTAAGACTGCTCCTGCTACATAGCCATTCTTATTAATATGCATTATATTCCTCCTAGCTGGTCTGTTTGTCTTTGAAGAATTGATGTAGTCGATGCTGCTCCCGTAATTCCTCGTTTAGCAGGATCAGAAGGGGTCAATGCATCAGAAATAACTGCATCAAGAACAATTCGGGCGGAATCTATACAATCTGGTGGCATTCCTGGTCCTGTTAGTTTATCTTTATCTACGCCTCTAGTAAAGTCTGAGTCATTAACACATGGTTCTTGATCTCCACCAAGTAGGCCTTCTAATACATCTGACAGCGCCCCTAGCTTATCGTCGTCCTTTGCTGAAGTATTATTTGGTCCCTTAGGAGGACAATCAGAAATAGTATTACAGTCGCACGGAACTAGTTTTCCGTTTTTCATGATCTTAATACTCGATGCATCAATCATTGGCTTATATCTCTCATATAGCGGCTTTGGAATTTTACATATCAATCTACAAGCAAGACGATTTAGAAGTTTATTAATGGGACCATGTTGTTCTAAACAATCTTTTGGCTTTACAGTAAATCGTCCTTTATTGCATGTCTTTGTCATGTCCTTAAAAAAACATACAAATGTATCAAACGGCATGGCAAATATAAGTCGAAAAGGATTAATTATAGAAAGAGATACTATAAACTTTGGCCAAAGCATGTTCCACCAAAGCATTAGCAAGATCTCAACAATCATATTACTTTTACTTTTTTCAAAGTCTTCTGCAATTTGATTGGAAGCATCTACGATTGGTGCTTCTGGATTTGGATTCTTAGGATCTGCTGTATTCCAAAGATTAGATACTTGTTTTGTAATTTCGTCACAGTTAGTGTATGGTCCTTCTAATTTGCCACCAACACCTACAGCATCTAGAAATGGATCTCGGCCAAGAGTCATTATTACAGCATGATCTGCTATAGCTTGGGCTCTATCAAAAATGTCTCTATCAATAGAACTGCCATCTCCACCAAGACTTTTTACTGCAGCTTCTACAGCAGAACCAGGAGTAACTGGAATATTCATATCTTTTGTTAACTGATCAAGCATATCTTCAAGTTGTTCAACTAGGTCTTCCATTCCTGCTACATGATTAAGTACACCACTAAGAGTGGCATCTCCATCTACCTGATTTTGACTTGGTTCTTCAGCACTTGTGGAAACTGCTGAAGTAGATGCAGGTTTTAGAGGAAATTGAACTCGTCCAAGTACTCTAAGTTGTTCCACTATCTCTGCTGGAATTTGTTGCCCAGATAGCTCTTCTATATTAAAAATATCCTTCGCATTCATTAGAATGATCCTCTACCGTTTCTGAAATTAATATTTGGTCTTCCTTGAGGCATTGACAATCTCTTTGGCATTCTTGATCTCTGAATTACTTTTTCTGGATCATATGTCCTAGAACTAACTTTATTTGATATAGGACTACTAGAAACTTCCTGTACTCTATTAGGATAATCTCTAAACCTAGGATCATTCAAAAATAATATCTTAGTAGCTATTCTATTATTTAAGATTTCGCCATATTCTTTTTGGAAACCATAAACTGCTAGGTTAAATGCATCAAGGATGTGATCTTCACCTTCATAAGTATAGTCTCCTCTAGTAGTTATATTCTTAATTTGATAGCCTCTCATCTGACCAATTAATCTAACGGGTTCATCTTCTTCCTTTGGAAGAATAAATAGTCCTTCTTCAAGATTCAGTGCAGAAAAGTTAACCATTAGAGACTTATTTCTTTTCTTAACAAGCTTACCTAAAACTGGATCCCAGTGTTCAACTGATGCGCCAGAATCTATTACTTTAAGTTTCCTATTTAAGCCTAATGTAGGATTGTCTCTACCATATAGAGTAAGTTCCTCAATATTGGTATCGCCAGCACCATAATCTACATAAATATAATCTACTTTGTACTGTCTAATAAGCCTAACAATTTCTTCTCTTGTTTTCCTTTGAGTGGCATCTTTAACTGCTACACTCTTTCTATAGAACAGTCTATATTTACCAGTAAAATCTATCTTAAAGTCTTGTTTTAGATCATCGTTGTAATATTCTACTATGGTTGGTTCTCGACAATATTCAACCATTACAACCTGACCACCATTCATATAGCTATTCCAGTCAACACCAATAATATAAAGATTGTTCATATTTTGGGTAAATCCTGGATTAAATATATCTGGGTTAGTTGTATCAATTGCTCGGCCATAGTTTATTAAAGATTTATTTATTAAAT